AGGATACGTTGATATTACATATATAAAAATAAATAAAAAATAATATTGACATGTAAGAAAAGAAAGATTATAATAATAACTGTCGAAAGGCAAACAAGAAAAATAGTTATTCCGAAAGGAGCTGATTAAGTTTGATTGTTTAAACAATATAATTAAAAACTTATAAAATAACAATAATAAAATAATTAAAAAATAAATTAAGTTTTAAAGGAGAGAATAATTTATGGCAAAAGTTTATAATGCATTTGAATTCGTTGGAGGAGTAGAAATAAGAAAGGATACAGAAAAGTTTAAGTCATATGAAAAGCAAGAGTTTGAAAGTGGTTGGGTTAAAGAAAAATTAATGATAAATGTGAAGACTGGTGATTCATCAATGTTAGTTGAAGTATCAGATATGTACTCATCAAAACCTGGACATGTATTAAAGAAGAAGGCAAAAGGCACTAAAAATGAAGATGGATCATTTACAAAAGGTGGAGATATACAAATACCTTGGAAGGATAGAAATACAATAGCAGCATTAGAAAATGTAGCTAATTGGCAGAAATATATATTAGATTTTTCAAACAATAAAGAAAGATATGATCTAAGAAATATTATAGAGAAAATTGAAGAGAACGATATATCAGATGAGGATAAGGCTCTTTTAATTGAAAGATATAATACAAATGATGTAAATCAATTAAAAGAAAAACTTAAGGAAATGGAAGCCATGAAACATGAATTTTTAAGCAGAATAGATTTAATTAAGAAAATACAAGAAGAAATACCAAAGCATCCAGGAATGAGATTTAAAATAACAGGAAACATTAATTTTTCTCAAAGTCCAAAAGATAATAGAGTCTACAGATCATTTGAAGTAAATAGAATAGAAAAAGCTTTAGATTCAGATAAAGTTGGATTAAAAGGTAATTTAGATATTTTCTTTAATGATATGTCATTAGATGAAGAATCATTTGAAGAAACAAAGAAATACATAATAACAGGATATGTAAAAACATATGATGGACAATTGCAACAAGATATATATGTACCTCAAACATTCATAATGGATACTTCAAAATTAGATTTAAATAATCCTAAACATAAAGCGAGAGTTAATATATTAATCAATCCATTTAAAGATTGTGATGAGGATTTAATATATGAGTTACAATATGTAGTTAAATTTGCAAGGGGTTCAGAAAAGAAAGAAATTCAGATGGAGGATTTAACACAAACTCAAAGAGATTATATAGAAGCTGGTTTAGAGAGCTTTGAAGAAATCAAAAAGAAATTAGGTGGAAATACATTTGGAGATAAGGTTGATGAAACTAGATTAATAGGAATAAATATAAAAGATTATCCAGATGGTAGAGAGGAAACAGATTTAGAATTATCAACTATGTTAGTAGATAAGCAATCTGCATTAGAAAGTCAAAATACAGAAAAGACACAAGATAATTCAATAGAAAATGGTTCAGAAGAATCAGATGATGATATGGAAGATTTATTATAATAATTTGCTATATATGAGTCTGAAATATGACTCCTATAATAAAATAAATAAAAAATAATTATAAATTAAAGGGGAGATTAAATTATGGCAAGAAGAAGTTTTAAAAAAAATCAAGTAAAGGCAAGTATATTAGGATATTACTACTACATAAGAGGTGTAGAAAAAGCTGGTAAAACAACTTTATTCTATGAAATAAATGAAGCGTTATATGGAAATCAAGATCATGGATTATTAATATCTATGGGAAAAGAGGATGGTTATAAGACTTTACCAGGAATACAAGTCGAAGTTATAGATGATGCAACTAAGATAGACGATAAAGGTAAGGTTAAAACAGTTAAAACAGCTTGGAAACAACTTGTTGAACTTGTTGATGATCTCGTACTTGATAAAATGGACAATGAAACTGAAATAGAGCTTTTAGGGATTGATACATATGATGAGCTTTGCAGATTAGCATCAGCGGAGGTTGTAAGACAATCAAATAAAGAAAATCCAACCAAACAATGCAAATCAATAAATGCAGCTTGTGGAGGTTTTAATGGAGGATTTGAAAGATTTGAGCAGATTGTTGAAGAACAATTGCATAGATTAAGAGCTGTTGGATATACATTATTCGTAATATCTCATACTAAAGTAAGAACAATTAAAGAAAAAGGCATGAATGAAGATGATTCATATCAAATGCTTACTACCAATTTAGATAGTAGATTTGATAACGTAATAGCACATAAGGCTGATGTTATAGCTACTATTCAAGTTGATAAAGATATTAAAGATGGCAAACTTTTAGGGACAAAAAGATATATACATTTTAGAGAGGACAATTTTGTTAAAGCAGGATCAAGATTTAAAGAAATTGTTGAAAAGGTTGAGTTATCAGCTCCTAATTTTATTAAAGCTATAGAAGATGGAATTAGAGCTTCCTTAAGAAATAAAATTTCTGATGAAGATTTTGAGAAGAAAAAGCAAAAAGATAACGAAGAAAGAAAAGAGAAAATAGAACACATCAAAGAAATAAATGAAGCCATTACAACAACAGTTGATCCAGAAGAAAATGAAAAAATAAAAGAACAAATTGTAGCTAAGTGGAAATCAGCCACACAGGAACAAAAAGATAAGGCTAAAGAAATAATGAACAAGTTTAATATTAAGAAATTAACTGAATATGATTCAAATGTTACAGAGGGAATGAGACAAGTATTAACTATACTTTAAAATATATATGGAGGGAGATTTTCCCTCCAATTTCTTAAATAAAATGAGGTGGTATATTGGCTAGAAGAAAATGTAAATGTCAAATATGTGGTAAACAATTGACTACTGATATTGCTTTTAAATTATTTAATGGTAAAAGGAATTTATACTATTGTGATTCAGTGGAATATGAAATATATTCAGAAGAAAAAGAGAAAGATAAAAGAAACAAAGATGAATTATATGCAAATATATGTGATATCTTAGGTTATAAAAGTGTGAATTCTCAATTATGGAAGGAAATGATTAGTTTAAATAAATTATATTCGTGGGAAGAAATGAATGGCTTATTAAAAGATAAGATGGATTCAATAGCGCAATTAATATTAGAAAATGATATTGAAAAAGAATATAACAAAATAAGATATATTTTTGGTGCTTTAAGTAGAGATATACATGATTATTCTGAGGAACAAAAGAAAATAAAAAATAAAAAGTTACAAATAAAAACTGATATTAAAGAGATAAATGAAGAAATTGAAGAAGTGAATCCAGAATATAGTTTCAAAGCAAAGACCATAACAGATTTCTCAAATTTATTTTAGAGAGGTGACAGAATGACTGATTACATAATAGATAAATATAAAAACATAGATGGTAGATTATTAGAAAGTAGATTAACATTAGAAGGTAAAATAATAGGTTGCTTATGGAGTAATCCAGATAGCTTTGATGATTATAGAGATTTAAATTTAGAAAGCTTTATAACAGAAGATGGTAGGTTTTATTATAAACTAGGTAAAGACATGGCTGAGAAAGGATATGAGTATTTCGATGAAGTAACGGTATCTACATATTTAGATGAAAAACCAACCGTAAAAGAGGGATTTGCTTTAAGGGGTGGATATATATCAATTAAACAAGCGATGGAAAGCGTTAATATAAAAAATATATCTATATACATAGATGATTTATTTAAAAAGAATATGATAATTGAATTTAAAAATGAAGGCTTTAATATATTTGAGCCTATTATTATTACAGAAAACAATCAAGAAAAAGAACTTGTACCGTTTGAATTATTTAAGAATATGAACTCTCAGCAAGTAGCAGAGTGGTATGATTGGAGATTACAAAGTATTACTATGTCTAAAGCTATGGGGAATGTTAAAATAGTAGATTTAGATCTAGATGATAAATTTATTAATGCGTGTGATAGTGGTGAAGAGACAGGATTGCCTTATAACATCTTAGGGAAAGATATGAATGATAAAATAATATGGGGTTCTCCCATAATGAGTAATGCGACGTTAGGAATACATAGAGGTGATGCAGAGCTAATAGGAGCTTATTCTGGAAAAGGAAAATCTTCATACATAGTAGAAAATAGAGTATTGCCAATTGTATATAATAAAGAAAAAGTATGCATTATGGCTAATGAGATGAATATTGATAAATATAAAGGGATGATACTTCCTATGATACTATCTCATTTTTTTGGATATTACGGAATTACTAGAAGAAATCTTAAAAAAGGTGGTTTTATGAAAGATCCAGAAAAAGCTGCAATGGTAAAAAAAGCGCAGGAATATTATAGAGAGCATTTCTTAGGGAAAATAAAATTCGTTGAATTAGAAGACTATAGTATGAATTCAGTTCAAAGGGTAGTAAAAAGATTAGCAAGACAAGGTGTTGCATATTTTGTATATGATACATTTAAATCTGAAAATATGGCAAATGAAAATACAAGAGGAAAACTAATAGAAAACTCTAAAACTTTATTCCAATTGGCGAAAAAATATAATATTGGAATGACTATAGTAATGCAATTAGCTATACATACAGAAGGAATGAGATTTTTAACATCTAGTTGTTTATCAGAAGCAAAGGGGGTAAAAGAAGTTTTATCAGAAATAATTATCTTTAGAGAATTATGGAATGATGAATATCCAGGAGAGAAATATGATGTTAAGCCATATGTATTTATAAAAGATAAAGAAAGTGGTAAATATACAAATATAAAAAAGGAAGTGACTTTAGATCCAGATAAGAAATATAGAATCTTCTTTTTAGATAAAACAAGAAATGGTGATGATGGGCAAGCTATTATCTATCAATTTGATGGAAAATATAATAGATGGTATGAGATGGGATTCTGTATGCCTAGTCATATAGATAAAAGAGGTAAATAATTTAATTTAGGCAGAAAGTAGGTGAAGTTAATTGAATGCCTTAGAAATAAAAGATTATCTTTTAAATAATGAAAATAAATTGATAGAGCTATTAGAACATATAGGGTTAGCTAGTCTACATAAAAGAGGAAATGAATTAAGATGTGCTATTGAGGAGGGGGCAAATCCAACATCTATTAGAATAAAGCTCAATGAGAATTTATCTTATTCAAACTATGCAGATGGCTTAGGAGGAGATATATATTCATTAGTAGGATGGAAAATTGGAAATACAAAAAATGATTTTGTTAAGAATTTTAAATATGTTTGCAATTTCCTTAATATAAATGGGACTTTTAAAAAAAATGAAAAACCTAAAATATTCGGTGGTATATTTACAGAGATACAAAAACATAAATATAATCCTTTATCAAATGAAATAGTCACATATCCTATGGAATTGTTGAATTCATATGAGGAATCACCCAATCAATTGTTTCTTAAAGATGGTATAAGTTTAGAAACTCAAGTTAAATTTAAAATAGGATATGATTGGTATACTCATAGAATAACTATTCCTGAATTTAATTGTGAGGGAGAATTGATTGGGGTCACTGGAAGATGGAATGGATATGATTATGAAGATTATGGCGTTCCAAAATATTTTCCAATAATAGAATTTGAGAAGTCAAAAGTATTATTTGGGTATAGCCAAAACTATGAGCATTTATTGAATAATCATATATGGTTATTTGAATCACAAAAATCTGTAATGAGAATGGATAGCTTGGGGATATATAATTGTTTAGCTTTAGGAGGACGGTTTATATCACCTATACAGCTTAGATACATACAAAGTCTAAATCCTAAAAGTATTATACTTGCTTTAGATGAGGGGATAGAGGAAGAAGAGTTTATAAAAACTTGTAATGAATTAATATCTCAAAATATTTTCAATAAATATAAGGTTGGATATTTATTTGATAGAGATAACACATATTTAAAAAAGGGTTCAAAAGACTCACCAGCAGATCTTAAAATAGGACAATTGAAGAAATTTAGTAAGAAAGTGAAGTGGATAAATTAATGAGCGATAGAAATTATGAGATTAAGGAAGAAAATAAGGGGCTTCCCATATATAGTTTCAGTAAACTAAGTACGTATCATCATTGTAAATATGCTTATTTCCTTCAATATATAAAGCATATAAGAGGTAAACAAAATATTTATGGGGCTACTGGAGAATCGGCACATAACGCTGCACAAGACTTAGTAAAAAATAAAATAAATAATCAGCAAGCATATAAAAGGTTTTTAGAAGAATTAGATGAAACTTTAAATATTTTAGGATTAAATTTTCCAACAGAGAAAAGTGGTATAAACTATAAAGAATGTGTAGGAGATTTTATACTAAGATATAAACCTAAACACAAAAAGTATGATATTGAAAGAGGTTTTGATGTAATAGTTGGAGATTCTAAATCTGTAATGTTAGGTTTTATAGATTTAATATACTGGAATGAAGATGGAACAATTGATATAGTAGATTATAAAACAAGTTCTCAATTTTCTAAGAAAGATTTTGAGGAAAAGAAGCTGCAGCTGTTAGCCTATGCTTATGCTCTGCAAAAAGAAGGATTTAAAATTAATAAATTATATTTCAATATGCTTAAATATTGCAATTTAGAATGGGATGAAATAAATTCAAAAAAACAATTAGTACATAAAAGTTTAAAATCTGATAGAAATGCTATAGGCTTAAAGTTAAAAGCTACTGCAAAAAGATTATTTAAGAAAATGGGATTAGATGATATAGAAATAGAATCAAGAATAGAAAATATGATAAAAACAAATAAAATTGATGATTTATTATCCGAAACTATTGAAATTACTGATTTTTGTGTTAATGTTTCATTTGAAAAACAAGATATACAAGATTTTATTAATTGGTTTGAAAATACAATAAATGATATAAATGAAAAATGTAAGGACTTAGATGAAGAAAATCCTTCTGATAAGAATTTTCCACCTGTCCAGATAAATAAAGGAAGTGAGTTCTTTTGTAATTTATTATGTGGACAAGATTGTAAATATTTTAATGAATATAAAGAAGGAAATAAAAATAGTTATCAAAATAGAAAAAAAACTATGGAAGAGACAATAGATGATTTGGAGGATCTATTATAAGATAAATAAAAAAATAGAGGTGGAGAATGAAAAGATATCAAAATTATCACAAGCATACATCATGGAGTAATATATCTACTCCTGATAGTCCTGTTTCGATAGAGGATTATGTAGATAGAATAATTGAATTAGGACATAATGTGTTATCAAGCGTTGAACATGGGTGGCAAGGTCATTATTATAGAGTATATGAAGCTGTTCAAAATAAAAATGCAGAATTAAAAAAAAGAAGGGATCAAGGGGAAAGGAATGTTCCAGAAGACTTAAAATTTATATTTGGAACAGAAGCGTATTGGGTAAAAGATAGATTTAGCAAAGAAAAGTATGGTCATATTATATTATTAGCTAAAAATGAAGAAGGTAGAAGAGAGATTAATGATATTTTATCAGAAGCTAATATTACTGGATATTATAATAAGCCAAGGGTTGATTTAGAATTATTAATGTCTTTACATAAAGAAAATGTTTTTATAACAACTGCTTGTATTGCTTTTTGGCAAATAGAAAATGCAGATGATGTAGTTAAACAATTAAAAGATCATTTCCAAGATAGTCTATATTTAGAAGTTCAATATCATAATACTGAATCTCAAAAAGAATTAAATAGTCATATTTTAAAATTATCAAAGCAATTAAACATACCATTAATTATGGGGTGTGATAGTCATTATATACATACATCAGATTCAGAGGAAAGAGACAACTATTTAGAAGCAAGAGGTATGTTTTATGAAAACGAAGAAGGTTGGTACTTAGATTATCCATCTTATAAGGAAGCTTTTCAAAGATTTAAAGAGCAAGGTGTTTTAACTGATGAGGAAATAGAAAAAGCCATGGATAACACTAATATAATTTTAAATTTTGATGATATTACATTCGATAAAGATATAAAATTGCCTTCATTATATCCAGGTAAATCTCAAGAATGGAAAGATAAAAAATTAAAAGATTTAATAAATGCAGCATGGAAAAGAGATTTTGCACCTTATTTATCCAAAGAGCAGAAAAAAATCTACATGGAAGGTGTAAAAAATGAATATCAAACTATAACTGAAACAAAAATGACAGATTATTTTTTATTGGACTATGAAATAGTTAAGGAAGGAAAGAAAAGAGGTGGTATTATATCACCTACTGCTAGAGGATCAGGTGGATCATTTTTTATAAATACATTATTAGGATTTAGTAACCTTAATAGATTTGAAGCACCTGTAAAATTATATCCTGAAAGATTTATGAGTAAAACAAGAATATTAGAGACAAAGTCACTCCCAGACCTTGATCTTAATTTAGGTACTGTTGATATATTTGCACAAGTACAAAAAGAATTATTAGGAGAAAACCATGCTTATCCTATGATAGCATTTGGACAATTAAAAGATTCATCTGCTTTTAAATTATATTGTAAATCACAGGGAGTCCCATTTGAGATAGCTAATAATGTTATTAAACAAATTAAATCATATGAGAAAGCTTTGAATAATGCAGAAGATGATGAAAAAGAATTTATTCATCTTTATGATTATGTTGATGAGAAATATGAACCTTATATACAAGAGAGTAAAAAATATAAAGGTATTATTAATTCAAAATCTTGTCACCCGTGTGGCTACTTCTTATATCAAGGGGATATTAGAAGAGAAATTGGATTAATTAAATGTAAATCTGAAAGTACAAAAAAAGAATATATTACTACCGTTGTTGATGGGTATGTTGCTGAAACATATAAATTTGTTAAAAATGATTTACTTAAAGTTGATGTAGCTAATACAGTTCAAAAGATCTATGATAGTATTGGTATTCCTAAACATAATATTAGAGAACTAACTGAATTAGTTAAAAATGATAAAAAAACATGGGATATTTATGCTAATGGATATACATTAGGTGTAAATCAAATGGAAAGTAATTTTGGGGTACAGTGCTGCAAACAATATAGACCTAAGAACATAGCTGAAATGACAGCATTGGTATCAGCATTAAGACCAGGATTTAAGAGTATGCTAAGTACTTTTTTAGCTAGGAAGACATACACTACTAGCATAGCCGAATTAGATAATTTATTAGAAGATAGCTTCCATTATATAATGTATCAAGAGTCAATTATGACATACCTAGGTTGGTTAGGTGTAGAGCAAACCGAAACTTATGCTATTATTAAAAAAATAAGTAAAAAGAAATTTAAAGCTCCAGAATTAGCAGAATTAAAAGAAAGACTTAGTATTGCTTGGATAGAACATACAGGAAAACTAGATGGATTTGAAGAATCATTCCAAATAGTAGAAGATTTCTCAAGATACGCTTTTAATGCTAGTCATGCTTATGCTTATGCGTATGATAGTATATATGGTGCATATCTAAAAGCCAATTACCCTTATCATTTTTATTCAGTTATGTTACAAACTTATACTGAAAAAGGTAAAAAAGATAAAGTAACAGCTTATAAAAAAGAGATGCAAGAAGCCTTTGGAATACTAGAGGGTGTATATAAATTTAGATTAGATAATAGAAAATTCTCAATAGATGAGAAAAATCATAGAATAAACCCTTCGCTATCTTCTATAAAAAATATGGGCAAAAAACTTCCAGGTGAATTATATGATCTTAGAAATAATACATATAATAGTTTTATAGAATTATTAAAGGATATAAAAGATAAAACCTCAGCCAACAAAACAATGATAGATATTCTTATAAAAATGGACTATTTTAGTGAGTTTGGGAATCCAAATGAATTATTATCTATAGTTGATATATTTGAGTTATGGAATAATAGAAAAACAATAAAAAAGGACAAACTAATAGAACTAGGATATAATATTGAAGATTTTAAACCTTATGGCAATGAAACTGAAAAACAATTTAATAAAATTAAGTCAGAACAAATAATAAACATGCTTATATCAAAATTGAATGTTAAAACAAGTATATTTGAAAGATTAAAATATGAATACGAATGTCTAGGATATTGTTATTCTAAATATCCAAAACATAAAGATAAAGCAATAATTCTTAATATAGATGCTAAATATTCTCCTAGAATAACCATATATAGATTAGATGGAGAAGAAATAGTCTATAAAGTATTAAAGAGATCTTTCAATAAAAATCCTTTTGATGAATTTGATATGATACAGATAGGTAAAATAGGCGAGAAACAAAAACAAAGAAGAATAGGTACCGATGAAAACGGAAAAGGTATCTATGAACCAATAGAAGGTTCTTATGATGATTGGCTTTATGGATGGAAAAAATTAAATAATTAAACAATATTGATAACCTTAGTCTTTACTAGGGTTATTTTTATAGAAATAAATAAAAAATAATATTGACAGATATAATGGAGGGGTGTATTATAAGTACATAAGATAAATGAAAGAGAGGTTATGAAAATGGCAGCGACAAATAAAAATAGAAAATATGATAAGTATGAAATAAAGATAACTTATCATAATGGAGATATTGAGGAAGTTAATTATAGGAGCAACATTGATACAAGTAACTATAAACAAATGCTAAATATATATAGACAGACAAAAGAGGAATACTTAAATAATAAAGATGTAGCTATAATTGATTTCGTAGGCATTTCAGAACAAGGAGAAATAGGAATATTATTTACAAAAGAAGTCTCAAAGTATGTTGAACCTAATATGTTGGATGACTTAAATAGAGACTGTAGGAATGTAATAGATGATATTATAACGCTCTTTAATGTCTTAAAGAAGCAAAAAGACTATTATAAAGAAATAGCTGACGAGTGTGAAAAAAGAAGAGATACATTACTACATGAAGTATTATTGATTAAAAATGACAGTACAAAAAATAGAGAGCTATTGGAGCATAATTTAATTGTTAAGCAAGGAGATAACGAAGTAAGAAGAAAATTTGCTAAAAATAATATTAAAGATCTAATATCTTTAAACAAGAAATTTAATATAAATTCAACAATAAATATATTAAAAGAGTTCTCAACAGAAAGAAATTTAAATGGTTATGATAAAGAAAGTCCGAAAGAATATAAGAATAGAGTAGAATTTAAGGTTACATATAAAGATGATATAGCAAGAGTTAGGCTAATTAAGCAATATAAACATAAATATGATGAAATGAAAAATGATGTAGTAAATAAAACCTTATATTTCTACAATCATGTTGGGGAAGGTAAGAGAAAGAGTAAGAAGAAAATAAGTATCAAATAATACAATAAATAAAAAATAAGTAATTAAAATCAGGATTTTAATTTAAGTTATATAAGGAAGAAGAAAGTGAATATTAAAGGCTATCAAAATAATAAATTATTAATATCCTAAGTATTAATAATACTTGTATTAGATTTACTCGTAAATGATTAATAAATCATACAAAATCAAGTCATAACATAAAAATATCAATAAAAAGGGGGTTATTTCAAATGAATAAAGGAACTTTATATACAAGTTATTTTGTTAATTGGAGACGATGGAAACAATTAAAGAATACATTCAACATAGCAATTACTAGATATAAGCCTAAATATATGGATTTCAGTAAAGAAGGGATTGAATTGCTCCAAGGTTTAGCTCCAACAAATACATTATTAAATACATATAAGAACGGATTAATAACTGAAAATCAATTTAGAAATGAATTTATAGACTATTTGAGTATAAATATAGACTCTATTAAAGATTTAAATGAAGTCAAAAAGTGCTTAGATAACGGAACTAATGTTTTATTACTATATTATGAATCAAAAAATAAATTTTGTCATAGGCATATAATAGTTGAAATATTTGATGAAGCAGGATATAACATTAAAGAAATTTAATTATAAAATGTAAGGAGGATAAAATAAATTGGAAACAGACTTACTAAATTACATAATAGACAATTCAATAAGTAATAAGGAGGTATTTGAAAGATATTCTAACTTAATACAAGAATTAAGTAATATTGAAAAGCTAAATCATAAAAATATAACAAATGAAATTAAAACTGTCATAATGCAGCAATGTGAGAATCATTTAAATGAAATTAAAGATTATTATGATGAATTTAAATACGATTTTAATAATAATAAATATAATTTCATTCTTTTAATGAAAGAAACGTTAAAAATATATTGTAATAAAGAAGACATATGCTATATATGTGGAGATGATTTAGAATACAGTATGTATAAAGAGAGTAGAGGAGAATATTTTGGTTTTCCCTCATATGAGAATATATATAAGGCACATTGTTCTAATGGTTGTTTTTAATATAAAAATAAATAAACAATATTGTTAAAGGGGGTGATGCAATGAAGAAATTATTACTAGGTTCTATAATTATAACCTCTTCTGTTATAACTTCAATAGCAATTCATAATAATTATATACCTAGAATAGATACTTCAAAAGTTGGATTAGTAGAATATAAGAACATACCAAAATTAACTCCTAATTTAGATATTCTAAAAAAACTTATTTTAAAAGCAAGAGTTAAACAAGAAAAGGAAAGATTAAAGTACATAGAGGAACAAGAACAATTAAAAAAAGAAAAAGATATAGATAGAAAGGTTGAATTCACACTAAGTTTTTATACATCTCTTCCTGAAGAAAATGGTGGACATACTGTTACTTGTAAAGGGGAGAAACTTAAATATGGAATGGTTGCATCTAATGTATATAAATTAGGCACTAAAATCAGTCTAAAAGACTATGGTGTTTTTACTGTTTCTGATAGAGGTGGTTCTAATTTTAATAGTCCAAACAGATTAGATGTCTTAATTGAACGTAATGGAGGTGAGAATGATACGGAATATTTAAATAGAGTAAATAATATGGGAAAATATACTGTAACAGGATACATAGAAAATAAAAAAAATAAATAATTTTAAGGAGGTCTTCTTATGAAGGATAGTGACTCAATTAGAGAGACTATTAATAAAAAAATGATACGATTTCATGGGAATAACTGTCTTGATTTAAAAGAAAAAATGAAGCATAATAACATCATTGATATAAAACGAGAGATAAAAGAAACTGAAAATAAATCATTACAAAATGACTTTAAATCGTTCTTAAACAAATCTAATTCTCTTACCAATGACGAGAAGAATGGTGCTGAATTATTCTTAGAATACCTATTAAATAATTGAGGAGGAATTATATGAAAGAGACAATAAAAATAACAAAAAGAGATGGACAAAAGGTGGATTTTAATAAAGAAAAAATAATTAATGCTATTATGATGGCTATGAAAAACGGAAGCGGTATAGTTAAGGAAGATATAGCTAAAAAAATAGCAGATCAAATAGAGATGAATTTAATTAAAGGGATAACTAAAGAAACTGTACAAGGGATAGAAACAGATGTATATTATAAGCTTATATCATTAGGAGAAGAAGAAACTGCTAAAGCTTATGAAGGATATAGAGCTATACAGGAATATAAAAGAGAGGTTAACACTACAGATGAAAGTATTCTTAAATTAGTAGATATGACTAATGAAGATGTTATAAAAGAAAACTCAAATAAAAATGCTGCAGTAGCATCTACTCAAAGAGATCTAATAGCTGGAGAGGTATCAAAAGATATCGCTATGAGAAAGTTAATTCCACCTCATATAGTTCAAGCTCATATGAATGGTATATTGCATTGGCATGATATGGACTATACATTACAAAAAATATTTAATTGCGATTTAATTAACTTAGAAGATATGCTTCAAAATGGGACTGTTATAAATGAAAAATTAGTTGAGACTCCTAAGAGTTTTGAAACAGCTTGTACGATAACAACTCAAATTATGGCTCAAGTATCTAGTGGACAATATGGTGGGCAAAGTATAACGATAAGGCATCTAGCACCATTCTTAAAGGTTACTTATGATAAATACTATAAGAAATATATAGAAATGTTTAATGATGAATGTATAGCTAAAAAGTTAGCTAAAGATAGGGAGTTAGAAAGTCTTAAAGCTGGTATACAAACAATCAGATACCAACTTTCAACTTTAAACTCTACAAATGGTCAATCTCCATTTGCAACTATCTACTTAGAAATAGTAGAAGGATCAGAGTTTGAGGAAGAAGAAGCATTAATATGTGAAGAAATGATAATACAAAGACTTGAAGGTATGAAAAACTATAAAGGTCAAGAAATTGGAGAGGCGTTTCCTAAACTTATATATGTATTAGATGAACACAACTGCTTAGAAGGCGGAAAATATGATTACATCACTAAGTTGGCAGCTAAATGCAATGTTAAAAGATTAGTTCCTGATTATCAATCAGCTAAAATCATGAGACAAAATTATGAAGGCAATAACTTTCCTCCTATGGGTAAATAAAACTGCTCATATAAAACCTTGTGAACCTATAAATATAGGGTGTACAGCTTACGTTAAGGATTGTTAGGAAATGAACAATAGAAGTTGTGCTAACTGGGAAACCTAAGTCGAAGGATATGGCAATCCAGTGCCAAGTTATATAATCTTCTAAGTGAATTGGAAGTGATAATATATGATAGTATATAAAATAATTTGTAAAGTAAATAATAAAGTTTACGTAGGTCAAACATCAGAAAGTCTTAAGCAAAGATTTAGCAGACATATGGGATATCAAAAATATGAACATGATACTAAATTTTATAGAGCTGTTAGAAAATATGGGGTTGAAAATTTCGAAATATTTCAAATAGACACAGCTACAAATCAAGATGAGCTAGATGAAAAAGAATTATTCTGGATAAATAAATTGGATGCTGTTAATAGTGGATATAATTCTAAAGCCGTTAAAGGTAAATGTGGTGGCGATACATTATCATTTCATCCTAATAAGACTGAGATATCTGAAAAAATAAGACAAAGTAAACTTGGAGATAAGAACCCTATGAGAATCAATGGAGGACTAAAGGGGGAGAGAAATGGAATGTATGGAAAGCGTGGAAAATATAATAAAAATTCAAAAAAATGCGTATCCGTTTCTATAAACGATCCTAGTCAAGTTCTAATATTTGATTCAATACAAGAATTACAAAAATATCATAAAGTAACAACTGATACTATGGTATGTTTTAGATGTAATGGAAGAACAAAATCTCCTTATAAAGGATATTATTTTAAATATTACGAAGATTATATAAAAGGTCAACAGACTATCGAAAACATTGCTATAAATAGCAAGAAGTTAGTAGAGTACATTTGAAGTGAAATTCTTCATTTGGAAGTGCAAGGCATTACATTAATGTATGTAATGAAGATATAGTCGGAGCGAGTAATCAGTATAGAAATGTACATCTCGTTTGTGTAGATCTCACTTAAGTTGTTGGAAAGATGAAAATGGAAACTATAAATGGTATGGTAGATTTAATCAAGGTGTTGTTTCATTAAATCTACCTCAAATCGGAATAATCGCAAATAAAGATATGAATTTATTCTGGAAAATACTCGATAAAAGATTAGATCTTTGTAAGGAAGCTTTATTAGTAAGGCATCATTTACTAGAAGGTACATTAAGTGATGTATCACCTATTCATTGGCAACATGGAGCTATAGCAAGATTAGAAAAAGGTGAAAAGATAGACCAATTATTACATGGTGGCTATTCAACTATATCATTAGGATATGTTGGTATATATGAAATGGTTCAATCCATGTTAGGCATAAGCCACACAACTCCTAAAGGTGAGAAATTCGCATTAGAAGTAATGAATAAAATGAGAGAGAAATGTGATGAATGGAAGAATGAAACTGGTATAGGCTTTGGTTTATATGGATCTCCTGCTGAAAATTTAGTATATAGATTCTGTAGAATTGATAAACAAAAGTTTGGCGAAATACCAAACGTAACAGATAAGCTATATTATACCAATAGTTACCATGTTAACGTAACAGAACCTATAGATGCTTTCAGTAAGTTAAAATTTGAAGCTCAATTCCATAGCATATCTTCTGGTGGATGTATCTCTTATATAGAAGTACCAGATATGAGTAAGAATTTTGAAGCAGTAGAAGAAGTAATTAATTTCATCTATCATAACGTTCAATATGCAGAAATAAATACTAAACCTGATATATGTTATAAGTGTGGCTTTACAGGGGAAATATTAAACGATGAAAATTTAAATTGGTACTGTCCAAACTGTGGAAATAAAGATGAAAAAGAAATGCAAGTTATGAGAAGAACTTGTGGATACATTGGTACAAACTTCTGGAATAAAGGAAGAACACAGGAAATAAGAGAAAGAGTAATGCATTTATAATTAGGAGGGTATATCCCTCCTAGAAAGGAGATGTTTATATTGAATTATGCAGAAATCAAGCCTTTTGATATTGCTAATTCTCCATATATAGGATCTACTATTTTCTTTAGTGGTTGTAAATTTCATTGTAAAGGATGTTTTAATGAGGTTGCCTGGAACTTTGATTATGGTAAACCTTATACTAAAGAAGTAGAAGATAGATTTATATCTTACTTAAAGCACGAAAGAGTTAGAAATGCTAATATTTTAGGTGGAGAACCATTCCAACAAGATTTAGATATAATACTCGGCTTAGTTAAAAGAATAAAGTTAGAAACTAACGTAAATATATGGATGTGGACTGGAAATTTATTCGAAGACTTAATAAAAAATAATAAATGTATGAAAATATTAAACTATGTTGATATATTAGTTGACGGGCAATTCCAAATAGAGAATAAAGATATTAATTTACGATATAGAGGTTCATCTAACCAAAGAGTAATAGATGTACAAGAATCATTAAGAAAAAATAAAACAATTTTATCTGATAAATACAATAAATAACAAAGGGGAGAAATTTTAATGGAATTAAGAATTAAATATTTTGATGGAGCAACAGAATTAGAGAAAATAAGCAAAGGTAATTGGATCGATGTATACGCAAACAAAGATGTTTTCGTACCTTATATGGGGCATGCAATGATACCACTAGGATTTGCATTAGAATTACCAAAGGGATGGGAAGGTCATGTAGCCCCTAGAAGTTCAACATTTAAAACTTGGGGAATAATACAAACTAACAGCGTTGGAATAGTAGACGATACATATATAGGTGATAACGATCAATGGCATATTCCTGTTCAATGTACTATGGCAAAAGTTAGTGAAAAGCTTGAATTGGAAGGAAATAAAGTTACTATGATGGGAACTTGGATAAGAAAAGGAGATAAGATTGGTCAATTCAGAATAATGGAATCAATGCCTGAAGTAACATTTAAAAAAGTAGATTTACTTGGGAATGAAAATCGTGGGGGATTTGGAACTACAGGAACCAAATAATTTTATTGAATTATATTGAATTTTTGTATATATATGGTATAATGTTATTGTAAGGTTAATCACATGTTTTGTTGTATATAATACTCCATATTCTAAAATTGAATTAAACCAATTTTGAGGTTAATATTAATAATCCAAAATACACTTCTTATATTTTAATTCTGTTTATTTAAGTAAAAAAATAGTCAAGAATAATTAAAAATTAAGAAAAGGAGTTGATTCACTTGGAGATTATTACAAGAAACTTTGTGTTTAAACTTACTCCCGAAATGGCTAAAATTATACTATCATTCATACTTATAATACTTAATATAAAACTATAGATTTCGGATTTTTGGGGAGAGGGGGAGGCTATTATAATAAGCTTCTCCTTTACTTTACCTACTTCTATTTATAAATACTAATATATAATTTTAAAAATAAGCAAAAAAAATAGAGAGTTATAATACTCTCTATTTCTTTTCTTCACTTCTTATTTTTATTTCTAATATATTATCATTAATCTTAGTAAAGGAATTTTTCAAATCGCTAACATCATCTTTAATCCCTATAATTTCAAAATTCATTTTATCACACAATTCTTTATTAGTTGCAGTTGATTGGTTTAGCGCTGCTGCTAATTCTCTATTAATTGCATTAGTTTCATCTATCTTAATATTTAAATTATCTTCTCGTTTTTTTCCATCTTCTATCAATTCATATAGCTTATTTTTATCTTCTCTTGAGTCTTCTTTTATTGATTCTATCAATGGTTCTAATGAATTCTTACTACCTTTTGTTTTGATTAATTCTATGATCTTATCACCATATTTATAAAAGCACATAAATATAATAATCAATAATAAAGCTGGTACTCCAACATATTTTACTAAATCTAATAATATTTTTTCCATAAAAAAAAGCACCTCCTTTCAAACATTAATTTGTTTATTAAAGAAAATGCTTCTTATTCTTTATTTCTACTTCTTAAAGCTCCATATTTAGCCTTTGCTTCTTTAAGTTTTGAAGTATCTTGTTTTATATAATGCTTCAGAGTTACATCAGTAGAAGCATGATTTAACATTTTACTTATATCTTCTAAATCGCAACCGTTATTTTTAAGCAATGTAGCTCCTGAATGTCTTAAATCATGATTGTGTAGGGTAGGGACACCGATAAGTTCACCGACCTTCTTACACCACTTATTACAGGTTGTATTTGTAGGATTACTATATTCCTTCCCGTATCTCGTTGCAAATACATAATCACATTTTATTCCTTTTGATTCTCTATATGCCTTCAATCTTAATAATAATTCTTTACAGTATTCATCAAAATCAAGATCCACAATATAGCCTTCCTTTTCTAAAACACCTTGAACAACACAGTTATCCCAATCTATTTGTTCCCATTTCATATTAGATAAAGCGTTAACTCTAGCCATTGTTGATAATCCAACAGATATATATGTATGTATTTGTAAGTCATTTAAACTCTCTAATTTATCCATCATTAAATCAACCTGTTCCTGAGTCAAGAAAGTTTGTTCTACTACATCAGTATCCTTTCTTGGTCTATCAATAAATTCCATAGGATTTTCCTTAGTTATTCTTTTTTTCTTTAAATATATATAAAAAGCAGATATACTAGACATTCTTCTTTTTATTCTTCTTGAATTATTACCTTCAGATTTACAATAGTAGAAGAACTCTGTGAGATCATCCTCATCTATTTCTAAGGCTGATTTATTATCTTGAAACATATATATATAAGAAAACCATGCAATTAAATCTCTTTCATAATTATATATTGATTTCTCTGATAATTCTTTAATTGTCATATCTACTTTGTATTTTTTTAAATATTTCATTGTTTCTTTATTTATTTTTTCTATTGGTACTTTTAATATTATTCTTTTACTTCTTTTAGCTATTTTTCACACAACCTTTCTTAAATATTTTTTATTTATTTTTTGTATAATTTAAATTTCAAGCTTGTTTAAATCGATGTTTTACTAGGTTATATATTTTCTTGAAATTTAAATATTGTATAAATCGATATAGTTATTATTGATATGATTATTCGATTTTACCGAAAGCAAAGATTCCCTAATGAAATTTGCCTTATTCGGTACAAACGGCTTGGTTGAGCCATTTTAAATCATTGAGTTATTTCGCTAAATTATGATTTAGCGAAATTTATGTTAAAAAATGAAATTTTAATATAAAAAGTAGTTAAGAAGATAAATCTTAACTACTTTTTTATATTATTTAAATAACTTAGGCATATTTTTAGAATAATTTTCAATATTAATGGAATCCTTAGATTTTTCTTTAAAATACAATCTTGGAAATCTTGGGGATTTCAACGCCTCCACAAGTGGCTTTCCATCTTTATCAATATAATCATCTAATTCATTTTCATTCACAATAGTTATATTTTTAATTAAAATCCATGTATGTTTTTTATCCTTACAATAAGGAATTGGGATATATTCCTCTAATTCAGTTGGTATAAAAGGTTCTTTACTTGATAGAACGTCCAAAATATCAGCAGAAACATAAACTTGTTTACCATCATCTTTTGATTTAAAGAATAATATTAGCTTTTCTAAATCAGCAATATGCCCCTTAGAAACCCTTAAATCGCTTGATAACGCAACCTTAGAGCTTTCAATTTCCTTAGCATAATGATAATTGATAATCTCCTCTGGTTTTTTATTCTCAATAATTCTAATAGCAAGACCTGTAAATTTATTCAT